TGTGATCGGTGACTTCGGTTCCATCATTGTGGAAGCGATAGCGTTAGGTAAGCAAACATTCCAAGTCGTCAACCCTGAGTGGGAACAATGGTATCTGGGTCGCGGTTTGTCGAAAGCTGAGATCATTAACCTGCCGGAAGTGTGGTATCCGAACCGATACTCCACGCAAGTTTATTCGTTCGATGACTTGTATGACGCATTAAACATCATGCCGTTAGGCGACTCGGCAAGCAGGGTAATTGAAATACTGGAACAAGCCTAGCGATGCCAGAACGGTGGCTCACCACCAAGCTTCTCAATCAGCTTATTCAGTAAGCGATCAATGCGCTTACGAACAGCATCAGGGCTTTCCTCAAGCTTCGAGGCAATAGCGTCAATGTATGCGCCTCCGTCGCAGTAGCGATCACGCAAAAGATCCTGGTCATCTTTCGGCAAAGACGAGACAGCAAAAGATACGTCAGTCAGCATGGCTGTCCTGTTGTTGCCTTCAGCTGGGCTCGACTGGCCGCGACTATTCTCCAAGCTCGGGGTGGGCAGCCAATCAGTGTAGGTCCAAACATCTTCCAGTAGTTCCTCGAGCACTGGAACCGAATACCAGTACATGTCTGACAGCTGCCCGCCGATGGCTTCGGCCCGCTGCTTGTTGACGTAGCGATGGCCGGCCCGAAAAAGCGCAGTGTTCAGCTTCGCCATGCCCTTGCGTCCATCATCCATCCAATGCTGAACTTTCTTGTCGTGGCTAGCCACCCACAAAAACATTTCTCCCATAACGTCGTCGCTGTCAACGTAGCTTCTGTTGACCTTGGAGACACGGTTGGCGTTGCGCCGGCAAGCCCGCATAACCCTGTCGGAGAATACGTCATCTACCACGAGTACACTGTCCCTTCTACCATGAAAGACTTTTTCTCAATCGGCACTGGCTGCGGGTACACATTCTTCCCATCCACGTACAGGATGCCGAAACCTTGCTGCCAGTTGTGGGTTTTCGCGTACTTCGCTTGCTTCATATCCATCAGGTTACCGACCTCAAACCCGTAGAGGGTTCGGGTGATTTTCCCGTTCACGCTTGTCGTGTGCGGCTGCAACCCAAGACGGTGCGTGTGACCACACACAACCGATAAGCCAACCTTCTTGCACAAACCAGCAGCGGTCTGTCCACTGATTTGCGACACGCCAGCTTCGTCACCGTGCATAGCGACCCATCCGGGAGCGACATGGAACGCTTCACTGTGATACGTGATACCGAGTTCGGGTAGTCGAAGGAAGTTCTCTATCTCAATCTCCGGCAACCCAAGCAAACCCGGCAACCGTCGCATCACTTGATGGTAGAGCCTGTCGGTGTGGTTGGATCGGATAACGTGGCCCACTTGAAGGTCGCGCAATACTTGCACGGTCGTATCACGGTCCCGCCCGATACTGCGTTCATGCTCCAGGGGCGTGCCTTGGCTCCAACGCGACACCGTTTGCAGATCAATCTCGTCCCCGATGGTGAGTACAATGTCGTCCTTCGCTTTCATGTCGGTGATGCATTGTGCGAGCGCATCTACTGCCCGCTTGTCGTGGAACGGAACCTGTAAGTCGCTGACGACCCATACTCGCTTCACAACTTTTCCTCCAATGTGGTTTTCCACCTAGACAACTGGATATCCAGAAACGTCAAATAGTTAACAGCGTCAGCTATCTCATCCCTGAGTTCATCGATCAGTTTATGCAACCCCATGTCCTCAAAGGACTGCTTACTTCCACGCCCATACTCACGGTCACCCGCACCCAAGATGCGTAGCCGTGCATAGTTCGTGAACCTGCGCTGAGCCTCCGACAGTTCAGCAGTAGTTATCCCGTACCCGGGGTGTTGTGGCGGGGCAAAGGGTATACCGCCAAAACTATTTTCCCGGACTGGCGGTTGTGGCTTTCCACCCGCAACCCCAAGGAAGTCAGAGAGTGCAGGAGACTCGCCCAATCCTGCTCCATCATTGTCATACACGATCAAACCCCTCCCGTGCGATCTCATCCATACGCTTACGCCACTTACGTTCATCCCACTCAGCAAGTCCCCACATGGTTAACGCTACCAGCGTGAAACCAGTGAACAAGCCGCCAAGCACCCACAAACCGAACACGAGAAACGGGTCACTCATAATCCAACTCTCTTTCTGATGCCCTCGGCACCCTCTTGAAGGTAGAGATCATTAACGTCGCTGCCCTCGGGGCAGTGAATAATTGTGGCACCATCGAGCTCGCTCGAGATCCGTTTGCCGAAGTCCTTGCCGGCCTGGTCACCGTCACACATTACCAAAACCTGTGAGTAGTCCTCGAATAGTAAGCTGAAGTGTCTGCGCCAGTTGTTCGCACCTGGCACGCCAACCGCAGGGATGCCGACCAGTGCATCCATTGTGATAGCGTCAATCTCGCCTTCACAAATAGCGATAGTGTTGCTGCTTTTCAGCAAAGCTGACACGTTGTAAAGCTTAGCTCCCGCACCAGTGCGGGATAAATACTTTGGTGACTGCTCTGGCATGAGGGCTCGGTAGCGAATGTCCACGACGCCAGCTGGAGTGATATAAGGAATAGCGAGCCTGCCGGCGTAGTCGTCGTCACCCACTAAGGGTTCGACTACGTTTCCCAGGCGGTACGTACTTGCGACTTCTTTTCCGATCCCTCGGCCCGTTAGATACGCCGCGCCGCCCGTGTCTATCTGAAGATGGTAGGCCTCCGTTGCTTTCTCCAGATAACTTTTCTGCGATACGGACAGCCTCGACATACGAGCATCCCTCCATGTGTCTAATATATTTGATAGTGTCACCCTTGAAGCCGCACGCCATGCAGGCCAGTGCACCCTTCTCGTTGTTTACTCGGCAGGAGGCGTGACTGTCATCGTGTATTCCACACTTGACTGTGACCCAGCCCGGTCTTGGACCAGGTAATGTCCATCCGTAGTGCTCAAGCACGGGCCAAATCTCAAAAGTCACGTCACGCCCCCCAACCTGAGTAGGTCAAGCAGTGTATCAAGAGTCATGGTGACCCTTGCTTCGCCGGCTTTTTTCCCGCGTGTCTTGGTGACAACGATGGGGACGGTGGGTGTCCCGTATTTCAGTTCATAGTTGCAGGATTCCACATCGGCTTGACGTAAAAAGTCAGCCATTTCCTGTTTCTTGACGTTCTTCGCCTCAATGATGATGGCAAAGTTTTTGACGGAAATGGAAACGTCACCGATATCCTTAGTGCCGGCTCGAGGTAGTCGGCGTGCAGAAACACCAGCATCGTTCAGGTAGTCCTCAAGCTGTGTCTCGAAGCGGGTGCCCTTGACCTTGTTATACATGCTCACACGGATCTCCTACTCATCCCAACTGCGTTGTTGGCTAGAGGAAACGCTACTGACTACCCCGAACTTCTTAACAGCCTTCGCTAGTTCCACCAGATCAACACGCTCGTCACTGATGACGGTGATGCGGTTGTAGTACGGCGTTGTTTCTTCCATGACTTACCTCCCTCCAACGTCTTGTATCTGCATAGCTGCCGGGTTGTAGGACAGCCACACTGCATCCGAGCCTCCAGGGCTCGAAGGTCCATAACGGTTTTTGACTGGACACACGGCCAGTGAGCCAGACTGCTCGTTGCTCACGGTCAGAATAACTGCAGGAGTCTGGGCCACTTTGCCTTGGATGCTGTGGCGAGGTGGGCACGGATTGCCCTGCACGCCCTCACTGGTGTGGTGCAACACAATAAAGCTTGTGCCGTGCTCACGGCTTAGCCACTTGAAGTCACGCAGTAGGGCACGGTAGCCGCCCCATTCGTCACCATCGCTACTCACGCAGTCACTTAGGTTGTCAATCACCACTAGCTCTGGCGGCTCACCCATCAACTCAATGTGGGCAGCAATCTCGTCCTCAATGCTACTGACGCTTGGTGCGCTATCGAAGCACCAGCGAATGTGGCCGGCCAGTTGCAGGATCTCTTCAGCCCACTCGGGATTGTCGGCCATCAACGGCTCGATAGTAGACTGGTCAGTATTGGTGAGCATGGCAAGCAGGCGCAAGCTCATCGTGTGAGCGTGCGTATCAGCACTGACGTACAATGTTGGAACCTTCGCCCGAACCGCCAAGGCCAAGGCTAGGGTGGACTTGCCGGCCCCCGGCTGGCCCGCTATCAGCGTGACCTCGCCTCGCCTAAACGCAAGCTGCCGATCAACGAAAGACTGATAGACGTTCGGCAAGCTGGGCGCCTGCAAGGCACTCATGCGAATAGTTCGCTCGAGCCTTTGCATTTAACCCTCCAGATGGAAAGGCGGCGAGCACCCCACCCCACGTAAGATGCCCGCCGCCAGCTCAGTGTGCCTACTCTACGTTAACGGTTTTCTTGCAGCGGCTCGGATCGTCCATTCGCTTGGCGCATGAGTAGAAACTGCCAAACTTTCCGTTGCGTAGCCGCATAGGCTCGCCGCAGTTACAAATGTGTTGAGCTTCAGCCGGCGCTGCCTGCTGGACAGGCTGAGGCAAAGCCTGACCAGCGGCAGCCGGCACCGAAGGAGCAACCGTTGTACCTGGCATGTCCTTAACCACGTTGAGCGTGGCTAAAGCTGCATGTCCAATCGCAACCCATCCAGCGTAGTGTGCGTCAACGTATTCCGCAAGCTCGTCTGCCTCTTGCATGTCATCGGCGTAGATATTGACCATCGGCACAGCTGATCTGTCAGACCAGCTAACTTGCACCTTGGTTGTCGGCGTCGCTGCCATTGTTCCTCCAGTTACTTAGTTGCCATTACTGTGCAGTAGTCCCGTACCCCACAAGACTTGCATAGGTTAGTGATGTGGGGCAAGAATATCTCAGCTTCGATCATGCGCTTAGCTGATTGCAAAACTGACCCTAGCATATCTTCAGTGTAATGCAAGAGGCTTGTTGGTTCGGTGAGTTCAGCTTTGCGGGCCATGAAGTAAGAACCAAGGATCGGCTTGACTCCAAAGATTCTTTCGACCGCCACTGCGTAAACGCCGAGCTGCATCGTGGACTGAGGCACAGTGGACCCAGCTTTAAGATCTACAACCACGAGCTCACCATCCGGGTTGACAAATATCCGGTCGATAGCGCCCTTCATTACTACCTCACCGATAACAACCTGGAATGGTATTTCAATGGCAGGAGTGCCATCCTCAACCGCCCATATCTGCCAGCCATCAGCCCGCATTTGACTCACTGTTTTGATGTACTCAGCCACGAAGCCAGGGCCGTGGTAATCCCACCACTCTTTGTTTTGCTTGTCGGGCCACTCTTTAGTGGCCCTGCCGGCTGCGCGAACAACGTCGTAGTTGCCGTCAGGCACATCTTCCTCAAGTTGCTTAGCCCAAGCCTTATCCCAGGCAGTCGTTGGATCTTCTTCGGCACCGTAGTCAATGTACTCAGTGGCAACGTGGTAAGCCTTGCCGCCAATGAACCACCAGGCAGGGGCCTGGGGCACTTGCTCAACTCGCTCGAGGCGAAACTTCTCGCCGCAGTCTGCCAGCGTGCTAACGGCAGAATAAGACAGGTGCGGCTTGCCGGTGATAAGCTCAAGCTTGCTCACGTGGGGCTCCTTAGCTAGCTAGCTAAGCTAGTGTCGGCCCATCCGGGGCCGACGCTTGCTAGTTTGTTAGCTAATTCTAATCACAGTGCCGATGAGATTGTCAACTGCCGGCGTGTCGTGCACTAATCTAAAGTTCAACTTTAATTTTGCCTACTACACAACAAATCCCTGAGAAGCCTCCAGACACGACAAAAACTCCCCCCGCCTGGACATACCAGACAGGGGGAGAAATGCCGTGAGAATGGCTCACAGAGCCTCTAAAGCCTACCCTTGGGGTGCTCCTTCACGAAACCTTCGATCATCATGCGGGCAACAGTGGGACGCTTCCTCGCATGGCGACGAGCAATCCCAATCACCTGATGCCACCACCCAATATCCTGGCGAACATCAATCTTCCGGGAGGTCCACATTTTGTGGGAAATCACCCGAGACACCGGCCACGAACCAGCACCCGGACGACCAGCATTCAACAAGGCAGCACACAAGAAAGCCGTCGAAACAACCTGCTCCGTGTTCATGCCCTCAGGAAACTCACCCTTCCCCACACGAGCTGACTTTCCGAGGCTTTCAATTTCTATGCCCCAGAGTCTAGAATTGCCGCCATCCTCCGGGATGACCACATCCTTGCCCTTACGAGGGAACCGCCACGGGCCACCACGACCAGCATGATAAGCGCCAGACCCCGACATGACCACCACTTTCCCATCCTCCTTCACGAGGAAATGGGCAGCCCGAACAGGGGCATACGGGTTACCGTAAGCGATATAACGCTCCGAGTTAACCCCAGCAGTGTGATGAAGCATGATGCCCTTGAAATTACTCCGGCCACCATACGGGTCAATACGTTTAGAATCCCACCCCGGCATCAACCGGAAGTCAACATTGTAACGCTTCAGTTTGTAACGGATACGCTTAGGCTTCATCTTCATCTACAATGTCACCGTCCCACACGAGCGAAGGTGTATTCTCAGGTCCGAATGGTGCAGAGGCGAGCGAGGTGAGAACGCTGACAATCGCCGCAACCAGCGAAATACCACCAATGGTAGCCCAATCAACGTCTGCAACTCCAGTCTCCCCAACCACAAAAAACGCAACAGCCGTCTGTGCTGCTGTCTTGACGGCGCGTTCGGCAGCGCCACGCCAGAAACCAGTAGTCCAAATCACTTCAATACCTCCATGTCATGTTCGAGTTTGTCCACGTCATCCTCCAGTTCAAGGACAGCGTTCTTTAGGATGGTCACATCAACCGCTAAAGCATCAATCTTTTTGTGCAGATCCGACAGTGAGAAACCGCCATTAGTTTTCGGTTGAATCTGATACGTAGCCGCTTTAATCTTCGTGTTGATCCACCAACCCAAAGCACCCAACAGGATACCCATGATAGTCAACACAGTCAAAACCAAACCGGCGATCTCGTTCGGTGACATTTATACAGACCTCAACAGTACGCGAACCACACCACCCGAACCGTGCCGCTTCGTCCCAATAGACGGAGCGGCAGTACGGTTGTAGGCGACCTCTTCCACATACACTTCCAGCTTCTCGCCGGTAGTGAAATCAATAAACGGGATCGTCGCACCGGAAGCCTCCAGCGACTTCAACGCCTTGAACCGCTTGTAGGCGTTGCCGCGTGCACCATACTTCCCGCCTTGCCGGTCAGTCTCAAAATCAAACATGAGAACCGGGATCTCAACAAGTTCGTTACGTCGAGGTGACGGGACGGCACGCACCTGGTAGCCGATCATTTTCGCGGAACACGAACACTCAGGGTTGGATTCCAGGTGGAACGCTAGATACATGTCCGTGGCAGGGTTAGGTGCAGGCACATTCAGTTTGCCCACCTGATCCTCGTTACCGCCCGTCACGGAGATAACAGCATCCCAATTGGATGGGCTGGTGGTTCCGAAAATGTTGGCGTGGGCAGTGATCGTGCCCTGCAATCCGGGGATGCCGAGCAGTCGAAGGTCACGCCACGCTTTCTTCTCCATCGTACCTAAGCGGATGCGGCCAGTCTCAATCCAGCCATCATCCACGTATGTGGTGTTTTGCCGGAACACGCCACCCGGGTCACCCGTGACACCGAACCACAGTAAATCGTTAGCGACCGTGACCGTCGTACAGTTGCCTGTGTGATCCACTGGGGTAACAAGGTCGGAGGCGTAAGCGAAATCCAGGGGTGTGTTGTTGAGGATCTGGCCCAAGTTCATGCGGTACAAGCCGGGACGGTTCTGCCTGTCACCAGCCCTGCCCTTATCCCGGACAGTGAAATACACGTAGCGGCCTTTAGCGACAGCATTATCCACAGGAGCCTCATCAAAAATGAGTGGCCCGAGAACGAGGGAACCGTCCTGCTGGATCTGTGCCACACGCACACCCTGCGTTGTTCCGATCACAAGGAACGAACCAACATACTGGTACATGGATAATACATCTTCACCACGAGGCAGCTCAGCGGTGATAGTCGGCTGATCCAGTGTGACCGTGGTGGTGGTGACGTTAATGCCGATAGAGTAAATGGCACTGTATTCTCCGGAATAGCCGGAAGCGTAGATCGCTTGTGGCCCGTCAGCGAAGTCAGTCCAAATCCAGTCAGCGTTAGGGTGCGAATACAAGGCAGTGGGTAGTGTCGCGGAGGATGGGGTCAAGTCAGTGATCTCGTGGATATCGTTATCTTCCGCGTACATGACGCGAGACTTCACCCACCGCAGTTTCGTGTACGCCGGGGTTCCTTTGTTGTCGTAAATCTTTGAGCCGTTACCGTCCGGCAAGTCACCACGCCAGATGCCATCCGTGTCCGAAGCCAACCAGTATTGTCCCGTTTCATCGAACGAGTCAATCGTGTTCGAACCGCCCCACGTGATATCGGTACTAGCACCAGCGTTCGTGATATAAATAAGGTCACCGTTGCTGCCCTCATTCACTTTCACGAGAAGGCCAGTACCGATCCCGTTTACTGTGATCGTGTCAGCACTAGCCGAATAGATAGCAGAAGTAGAGTTCAACAGTTTCAGCTCGCCAGGAGTCCACGGGTCAATACCACCGGACTGGAAATACCGGAACCGTGCCTCTTCCGTGTTCACTTCCAGCGGTTCAGCGGTAGCGATACCCGTGCCGTAATGCCACGAGGCTTGACTACGAATCCACAAACCCGAATCGAGTGACTGCTCACCGGGGTCACGCTGGGTGTCAATGCGTTCACGACGGAACCTAGCGGTTTCCCGTTTGATCGGGTACTGGTCGCTTGTGGCGAACAGGAACTTCAAGCCACCGATAGAGCAGTCCCACTTTTGGGCATCAGGACCGTACTGGCCGATGCCTGTGGGTGCTTCGATACCTAATCCGAGGTCTTCTACGACCTCTTCTGTGTAGTCGGTAGCCACCTATTGAACTCCAAACAGTGTGTGTGGTACAATCCACGGCAACCCGTGAACCCTTAGGAGGGATATGCGAAAACTGCTCGTCACCGTCACAGCTCTTCTCACTGCGACGGTTATCGCTGCACCAGCAGCAAACTCCACCACTCCGGTGAAGGCATCCAAATGGTCCGGTAAAGACTGTTCAGAAATTGTTGGGTTAAAGAAACAGTTGCGATGCTGGCGATGGCAAGCACGCAACCCGATCATCCCCGAACCCGAACCGCAAACACCCGTCATTGTTGAGGCGCAGCCAGGAGCACCCGGCGAGAAAGGCGAGAAAGGTGACCGTGGTGCAGCGGGTGCAGCGGGATCACGAGGCCCAGCAGGGCCACCCGGACCAGCCGGACCGCAAGGTGAGCGTGGACCAGCAGGCCCAGCG